GATGCAAGAAGAGATGCCTTGTATTCAGACACAGACAGGAAGATTAAAGAATTAGAAGAAAGGCTGAATAGTAAATTACAAAGAGCCTTAGATAACCCACTAGCAAATTAAGGAGGCATTATGACTAAAGGTTTAGCTATTGTTCTAGCTTGTGTGCTGGTAGGTTTCATAGTAGCGATGGTAATAGGTGTTGATGCCTTGATGTGCGAGCCACCCTGTGTATGACAGAGGCAGAAAGAAGTACATCTAGGTGGCGATGGACTGCATTAATATTATATTTGTTAATTTGTTTTTACGATTTTCTATTTGTACCGGTATGGTACGGACTAAATAGACCAGACATCTCACAGTTTATGGACATAATAAATTCAACAGAGGATACATTAGTACAGATGGAATTGATGAAGAAACTAACAGGGCAGCACAATCCTTTCACTCTTATGGGTGGTGGGTTATTTCACTTAGCCTTTGGTGCAATACTTACAGGTAGTGCGATTGGCTCAAATAAGTAAAGACACTATGGAAGAGAAGATTACTAGGATGCAATTGCAATTAGACAAACATAGTTCACAAATATCTAAGTTGTTTAGCAAGATTGACGACACTAATAACTGTATACAAAAGATTAATACCTCTTTACTACAAATAAAATGGAGCGTGTATGGTGCTTTGGGATGGTACATAATTACACAGGTCGGAATTTTAGAGGCAATGAGGATAATGGCATGATGACATTTCTAACAAATGTAGCACCAATAATGTTAGGTTTTATTGGTAAGTTATTTGCTTTAAAGAGTCAAGCAGCAGCAGATAATCAAAGGCTTATGGTTGAATCATTACAAGTTCGTAATGAATCTATCAACATGGCTAGAGATAGAGCAGATAAAGAAAGTCCAATGGCTGCAATGAATAGGCGAATTATAATTTTAACTATATTAGCCTTAGTTATATTTACACAGGTAGCCCCTGTGTTCTTTGATGTACCTACAGTAGTTCCCACAGTTATAAAGGGTGCTAGTATATTAGGTTTTCAACTTACCCCAGATGTGGTAGAATATGTGACCGTAGAAGGGATGTTGAAGTTTGATGAAATATTTAGATGGGCAACAATGATAATCGAATTCTACTTTGGAGCACAACTAGCAAAAGGTAGGTAATACATGAAAAGGGCGATAGTAATCCCCGACCAGCATTTTCCGATACATGATGAGAGTGCAGTAAAGGTCGTATTAAAGGCGATAGAATTTGTAAAACCAGACATATTTATTAATCTGGGAGATGTTGGAGAGTGGGAATCTGTATCTGGACATAGGTACAAGAGGCGAAAAAGACCACCACTTGAGTACCAATTACCAGAAATAGATAAAGAAATTAAGGCTGTCAACAAACAGATAGATAGGTTTGATAAGGCATTAGATAATGCTAAATGCAATACTAGATACATTCTTGCAGGAAACCATGATGAATGGCTTGATGCGTTTGTAGAAGAGAATCCATATCTTGACCAGTACACATTCAGAAATGCGTGTAAGTGGGATGAAAGAGGATATGAGTATCATAAGTATAATGAGGTTTTAACTATTGGTAAGTTATCTTTTACGCATGGAGCGTATACAACTACCACTCATGCTAAGACGCATTTAGAAAGATATGGCACTAACATTATGTACGGACACACACATGATGTTTCAAGGTTTTCATCCACAAGATTATTAGATGGAAATATAAGTGCTTGGTCAATGGGTTGTTTAAAAGATATGTCGGCAGAAAACAACACATGGTTAAGGGGTAGGCTACATAATTGGAATCATGCTTTTGGAATTGTAACCTTTTTTGATAATGGAAATTTTCAAGTAGAAGTGATAGATATTGTAAAGGGCAGAGGTTCAGTATGGGGAAAAATAATTAAAGGATAAGATATGACATTTAGAGAATTAATAAATCAAGTATTGATAAGACTGAGAGAAGATACAATCAGTAGCGATTGGTCTGGCAATATTAATGACAGTTCAACTATATCTGCTTATCAAAAAGTGATAGGTGCTTTGGTTAATGATGCTAAACGAGGTGTGGAAGAAAGACACGATTGGTTAAATCTTAGAGAAACTGTTGATGTTTCAACTGTAAATGGAACTAAAAATTATAACCTGAGTTCTGGTCAGGAAATAAAAATCATAGATGCTATTAATAACACTTCTGGGATGCACTTAAACCAAGTAAGTAGAGTATATATTAACACAGTAAAATATCCTACAGATGATACTGGTGAGCCTTTGTACTATGCTTTTAATGGTAGCGATACTTCTAATAATCTAAAAGTAGATTTATCCCCAGTTCCTACATCTGCTCAGACAATCTCGTTTGATATTGTAAAGTATCAAGATGATTTAGCTACTGCTAGTACAGTATTAAAAGTTCCATCTAAGCCAGTTATACTTGGAGCATGGGCTAGAGCAATAGCAGAAAGAGGTGAAGATGGTGGAACACAGTCTAGTATTATGGCTAATGAGGCATTAGAATCTCTCAAACAAGCTATTATATTAGATAGTGGAAATGCTCAATACGAATCAGATTGGTTTGTAAATGAGAATCATTCTCAAACAACAGTTAATTTTAGATAATGGCAAAACAATTATCATATTTACCTTTGCTAAACTTTGGGGTTAATGGATTAAATACACAACATAATCCATCAACACTAGACCCCTCTTATCTTACTTCTGCTGATAATATAGTAATGAGAGAGTCTGGAAGAATATCTTTTAGAAAAGGTTTAAAACAAAAAGTAGTTCCCACAGGTACAGCAATTGGTTCTATGGTAGAACATAATGATTCTGGAACAAACAAGATATTTGCTAGTCATGGAACAAGTATTTATACGATAGATTTTAGTTCACCTAACGCTGCTTTCCCTGCTAGTGGTGCAGATGTTAAACATACTGTAGCAAATAGTTCTGGTGATTGGCAATTTATAAATTTTAATAATAGATTACATTGTTTACATACAGGAGTTCTACCACAAAGATATGATGGTTCTTTAGGTTCGGGTGCAAAATGGACAGCACACGCAACTGACCCTGCATCTATAAGTACGCTATTTGACCCTAGCTGTGGTATGGGTGCATACGGAAAGTTGTGGGTAGGGGGCGTTACGGAAGCCCCAGATGTGGTTTATTACTCTGTTCTACTAGATGGTGATGATTGGACTGGTACTGGTTCTGGAAATATAGATTTAAAAACTGTATGGGGAACAGATGAAATAGTAGCAATAGCACCATTCTACGGACAGTTGGTTATTTTTGGTAAAAACAATATTGTAGTATATGACAATCCAGAGTCGGGTGGAACACTAGCACTTAATGAAGTTATTAAGGGTGTGGGTTGTGTTTCTAGGGATAGTGTACAAGCTATTGCAGATGATTTAGTTTTCTTATCTGAAACAGGTTTAAGGTCATTGGCTCGTACAACAGAGAAAGATAAACTACCTATGCAGGATTTATCTCTGTCTATTAAAGATACCTTAATAAGAAATATAAGTAATAGTACAAATGTTAAATCAGTTTACTTAGAGAATGAAGGCATATATATTATGACTTTTACTGATAAAAATATTACTTATGTTTTTGATTTTAAACACGCAACACCACAGAAAGTTCCTAGAGTAACTACTTGGTCATTTACAAATGATAGAGAACCAGCTAGTATGATAAACACAGAGTTATATAGTGGGTTATTAGTTGGTCAAAAAGATGGGAGCATTGCAGGATATGAAGGATATTTTGATATTGATTTGGCTTGGGTTAGTTCGGCAGCTAGTTATACTAATGCTGCTATTACTGCTGATGTATCTAGTATATGGATTAGAATGGGGGAAAACATTTCCGCTTCTTTATTAAAGAAAATGATTTTAGTATTGGAGGGTGGCTCTGGTGCTACTCTAGGTTTAAGGTGGTATAAAGATTTTAGTGTAAATTCTTCATCAACAACACAAATTGATTTAAAACCAGCTACAACAGGTTACACTTCTTTATGGGGTGCATCAACCTCTTTGTATGGCACAACGTCTGTAACAACTACTAACGCTGGTAGTTTTGTAACAGGAACTTATTATGCAATTTCTAGTGCTGGTAATACTGATTTTACAGCTATAGGTTCAGCAAACAATAGTGTTGGTACAGTATTTAAAGCTACTGGTGCTGGTTCTGGAACTGGTGCTGCTGTAAGTCATACACATACTGCAAGTCTACATAGTGCTTCTTCAAAATATACACCGATATTTGGACTTGAAGAATATAAGACACCATTAACAGGAAGTGCAAAACATCTAAAACTTAATATGAGTATTGTTTCAAATGGATTTAATACCTCTATTCAAGATTTAGCAATTATTTCAAAACAAGGGAAAATACGATGAGTGATTATACTTTAGCAGTCAATTGGTCAGGAAAAGATGCTCTCGCAGATAGTGATGCTGCGAAAGTTATATCTGGTGCTGACTTTAATACGGAATTTACAACGGTTCAAACAGCAATAAATTCAAAAGCAGACTTAAATGGTTCTTCTAGCGAAGATTTTGCTATGGATAACGGAACAATGGCGGGTAATGTTACTGCTCCTACTCAAACAGCAGGTAATAACACTACAAGATTAGCAACAACAGCTTTTGTAACAACAGCAGTTGCGGCTTTAGATGCAGCAGCTATTAATGCTATTGTTTATCCTGTTGGTTCGATATATTTTCAAGTAGCAGTTGCAACAAATCCAGCTACCTTGTTAGGAATGGGTACTTGGGTTGCTTATGCAGAAGGAAGAGCTTTAGTTGGTAAAGCTGGTAGTGGTACATTTGATACGCTTAATGAAACAATGGGTGCTGAAACACATACACTATCAACAGGAGAAATTCCATCTCACACACACGGTATTCCAAGAGGTCAAGATAACGGTGCTATACACGCAATGGGTGTTGAAACAGAAGAATCTAGTATTAATTACGCAACATCCCAAGCTACGGGTGGTGGTGGCGCACACAACAACATACAACCAAGCATAGTAGTATATATGTGGAAACGCACAGCATAGGAGAATAGAATGGCAACTTATAATACTTTAGGTGGACAACAATTTGACAGGGCTAGAAAAACAGGTGGATATAGTAATATTAACAAAGGCTATGAACAACTGGGTGGCAGTTTTACTCCTGCAACAGTTACACCAAGAGGAGGTGCAAAAGGGGTTAGTATTCCTGGCGGCTTTGGTGGTGGTGGTGATGATGTTATAGGCTTTGCTTGGGATGATTATGACAGGCAAATTGCACTAATGGATAAAGCTGCTGAAATGGGAGCAGGTTATTCTAGTGATAATACTCTTGGTACTACTGATATAGATTACGAAAACAAAATGATAACTGAGAGGTTGTCACCAGAGTTACAAGCACAATATGAAACCTTACTCAAACAAAGTGGTGGTGCTGCAGATAGAATAGCTGCTATGGATGGCGACCCATATGCTATGCAAATGTATTTGTATAATCAAAATAAAGCCCTTCGTCAAAGTGAGGCTGATGATTTAAGAAATGCAACAATGGAATCCTTAAAGGCAAAGGGAATGTTGGGCTCTACTGGTGGTGCAGATTTATTTGGAAGTGTAGAAGATTCTATTGCACAGGCAGATACACTCGCATTTAATGATGCGTTTGCACAATCACAATCATTATATGATATGGAAAGAGCAAGACAGACAGGTGATATAAGCACAGCTATGGCAATGGGTTTAAAACAAATTCCATACATACAGGCAGGTACAGCACAAGGTCAAGCAATACCAATTGAAAATATAGCAGGAATTAGTGGTGCTTCAAGAAATATATTTGGACAACAAGCAGCACAAAGCATGGGTAAGGCTAAACGGAAAAAAGGCATATGGGATTCCTTGCTAGGAGATGGTGGTTTGCTTGGTGGTCTTGGGCTTTTTTGATAGGAGATAATTAATGGCATATGAAGATTACACAGGAATGTTTGGAGATAAGTATACTACAGCAGCAATGCTAGATGATAGTCGTGTTTCAGAAGCACATAGCATGGGTCAGCTTTCAAGTTATGGTATGGGTCAAGCAAGTACATTCTATCAAGCTGCTATGGGTAGTCCATTTGCAGCAGCAATGATGCAGAAACAACATCCATTAATGCAGAAACAAAATATGCTTGACGAGATAAGAAGAAAGCATCCTAATCCAGATACAGCAGAAGAATTACACGCATTAGCAAATGACTTAATGGAGCATTTTCCTGAATATGCTATCAAGGTTAAAGAGGCTGCAATTGAGGCAACGAATAAAGCACTAAAAGATAATATAGCAACTAAAGACCAGATTGCTAGTATTGGAAGTCATCTTACATTAGGTCAAAATAGCGACCCAATGATTGATGCGTATCTTGGTGGAATAAATGAAGATTGGGATGATTTAACATTCACAGAAAAAGAACCTTTTAGAAAAACAATTAGAGGGAAATTTGGTGAAATAATAAAAGGCTATGAACAATGGCTAACAACACAAGGTTTGTCGCCAGATGATGTTAATGATATGTTGTTTACTTCGGAAGGACAGCAAAAAAATGTAGGGATGTTTAAACATTATCTTGGTGGTATAAAAGATATGAATCCATTTGCAGCACACCTACATAGTCAAAATGTACAAATATTAAATGAAATGGTTAATGGTGGTGGTGTACAGACTAAGACTAATGGCTCTATGAATAGTGATGGTAGTGTTATTAAAGTAGATGATGGAAAAAGCACAGTTTACTTTGAATCAACCATAAAGGAGAATGAGAAACAAACATCAGAAATGAGTCAAGATGAATATTTAAGAGCATCAAATGAAGCCAGTATGGAATTAATGGATGGATTAGATAAAATCTGGTGGTCAATGGTTAATGTTTCTGGAGCAGGAATTATGGAACGATACCTAAGTCCAACAGAATTAAAAGAAGAGCAGAAAGAAGATGATGTTCAAGCATGGATAAGAAAAGAAGCATTTAATCATTTCAAAGGACTTCCAAAAGAAAGGTTTGAGGCTTTTCAAGCAGACCCAAATGGGTATTATAGAAAATATATTCTATTAGATGAAGGTAAAATTCGAGAGAATACAGAAAATGAAGTAATTAAACTCTGGGCATTATAAATGAGTCAAAGATATGTAGAAGGTGTTGGTTTATTAACCATAGATGATGGTCTGTCTGAGGAAGAAATACAGGCAAATATAGATTATCACCTTTCTATTACACCTAAATATAAAAAAGCTACATTTGCTGATGGCTTTAATGATACACAATCTATGATATATAGATGGTGGCAGAAACTTACAGACCAAGACAATGAAAGGGGTAGATGGTTTGAAGGACAAACAAAAGAATGGGCTCAAAATATTGGCTATTATGATTCAATAGCTTTAGAAAAATATTATTCTGAAATTGCAAATGTAAGAGCATTATCATCTACAGAGGAAGCTGATAGACTGGGCAATCGTCAAATTATGGCAGAGTTTCAAGAAGATATGCACTATGTTTATGAGAAAAGAAATGGTGATGTTACTGATGTACAAAAAAAATATGGTTACACTCCAGAAGATATTGGTGTAATAGATGGAATAATGGCTATGGTTCAAAATCCTTCTGCTACAGCAGGTGCTTTTGCAGGTATGATTGTAAAAGACCCAGAGATGTTGTTAATAAATTTTCTAAGAATACCTAGTGTTGTAGCTAGAGGTTCTGAGATTGCAAGAAAAACTATTACACAAGCTACTAGAATAAAGCCTAAATATGTTCAAAGAATGGAGAGCATTATAGGTAACAAGAGAGCAGTAGCTATGGCAGGTAGGGGTGCAGAGGGTGCTGTCTATGGTGGAGTATATGAGGCGTTACATGATTTAACATTCAAAGGAAAAATAGACCCTAATAATCTTAAAAGAGGTATTGCTTTAGGTACTTTATTAGGAACAGCTTTTGGTGCTGTTACTAAAACAACCTCTAATAGTTGGTTTGTTGATAGAGTGGGTTCTAAAAATGCAGAAAGAAGATGGACTCATGTTAATGAACCTGCACCAAAAAGAAAGCCAAGTATTTTTGACCCAAATAAAGTTCCTAAAAATCCAAAGCCTAGTCCGTTTAGACCAGTACCAAAAGATGCTGAATTGCCAGAAGGATTAACACATCAACAAAGGTATGAGTTTTGGAAACTAAAAGCATTAGAACATGGAACTAAAAAGGGAGAGGGTTCAAATGTTCCAAGAGAAAGATTTGAAGCAAGAGTTGCAAATACTGTTAAGAAAATGCTTAAACAGAAAAATCCAGATGGTAGTAGATTATTTACAGAGTTAGAGGCAAGAGGTTTGGCTGCTCGTCATCATGCTGAAGTTGTCATTGGAAAACAAAATGCAAAAGAATGGGGCAAGATAGATTTCAATCGCACAACACATCCTTCTAAAAATAGAAAGTGGGGTGAGAAAGAAGAAATTGATATTGGTAGAAGAAATACAGAGCGACCAGATTATGAACCTCCGATTAAAGGGTATGACAAAATTTTACCAGAGGTTGATATTACCAAAGGTCTTGCTAAGACACCTTCAATGGGTAAGATTGCTAAAGCAGGTGCTATTGGAGCAGTAGCAGGTGGATTACTTGCCGAAGATGAAAAGGGTTTCATGGCACTTCTTGGTGCATTAACATTTGGATTAGCTAGAGGTACTGTGTTAAAAGGTATCAATGTTGAAATAGCGAAGATGAAACAGCATGGGCATAAAATTGCTGATACAGGTAAGCTACTTGAAGAGGGGATGGAAAGACAAGCTACTATGGTTGGTAGAATGATACAAAAGATTGTACAAAGCCCTAAACAGCAATTTGAATTTTTAAACCATGTAGAGAATTTTAGCAAAATTAATAAGAAAGAATTTATCGAAACACATGGAGAGAGATATTACGAAACAGTACAGGCTTTTCATAATACTATGGAAAAATTCTGGAAAATGGCTAATGAATTAAATGTATTAAAAGATGAATCACACATTAGAGATTATGTTACCCATATATTTGGTAAAGAAATATCTGCAAAAGAGATGGGTAAATTAAATGAAGCATTTAATGAGTTAGGAAAATCTAAGAAATTTAACTTTGCACATCAAAGAAAAATCTTTAAAACAATTGAAGAGATTGCAGAAGGAAGGAATATTGTATTTGACCCAGTTAAAATTCTTGCAGGATATACTCAAACCTTATCAAAGGTGATGGCAGGAAAACATATTGTCAGAGAGTTGGGTACAGTTGGCATGAGATTTGGAAACAAAACATTGGGTCTTGCAGTAGATATAAGAAACAAAGCACAGGTAAAATTAGCCAAAGAACATGGATATAAAGAAAGTGAAATGCCTGCTCTTAAAGGTAAATTACTACATCCATTAATTAAAAGAGCATTAGAAGATTACTATGCACCCGATATAGGAAGCACAGGGTTGATTCATAAAGCATCTATATTAAATAATGCAATGAAAAGGGTTATATTATCTATGTCATTATTCCATGCACAAGCATTAGTATTGTCTGGAATTTATGCAGGTGGTTTAACACATATGTATACAAAGCAGGGCAAACAAACAAGAAAAATAGTTAAAGAATTTTTAGATGCAAAGTGGGATATGACTTCTATTGTTCGTGATGGCAAGGGAAATATTATTCAAGCACGAAATTTAGATGGAAAGCTAGTAGACCTTAAAGGTGATTTTCTACACGCACAGTTGTTAAAAGAAATAGTAGATGCTAGACTGGGTATTGGAAATGCAAAGACAAATGAACTTGTCAATGCAGGTTATAGAACAGTTAAACAATTTTTAGATACAAGATTAAAGCCACTTGGAAAGTTTCAAGATAAGATAGATAAAATTACATGGGATGGAATACATGACCATGCTAAGATGTTTACTTATCTTACAATGAAACAAAGACTAATGACTGGTAATAGGGGTAGACTTGGTTTAAAACATGAGGATATACCAGAAGCAGAGGCATCACAAATGGCTTCTCAATTTGCAAATGATGCTTTTGGTGGGCAGAACTTTAATAGGTTAAGCCTACAATGGGAGCAGTTAGCAATAGAAAATGCCAATAATCCAAAGGGTGTATTTTATCAATGGGCTTCATTAGTAGCTACACCGACCAGAAAGGGTTTAACAAACTGGTTGTTATTATCGCCAGACTGGACTATATCTAATATTAATATTGGATTCAAAGGTGCAGGTATGACCAAGAATCTTGCTACTAAAGTTATGCAAGGTAGAAAATTAACTGCAAAAGAAGCAGGTGAATGGAATATGTACATGGGATATATGTTTAGAGCAGGTGTTTCTACCTCTATGTTTGCTTATTTCTTGCACTCAATCTTTGCAGAGGATGATAAAGAATTTGATTTACAGGATTTTTGGATGACAGGTAGACTTGATTTAGGAAATGGCGAAGAGATGGTTGTATCTAAACAGATTGCAGAACCAATGCATTGGCTAACAAATCCTATGCACGAAGGATTAAACAAAGGTGCAGCTTTACCTAAGGCTGCTTTAGAATTGCTAACTGGAAAACAATGGGTATCACTCAAACATGGTGGTACTTTAACTGGCGCGAAATTTGATAAGACAAGTGCTAGAGATTGGGCAAGTTGGGTTGGAAATAAGGTTACACCTATTTCTATCAATCCATTTAAACAAGCAATGTTAGATGAAGATATACCAGCAGGGTATAAGATGTTTGAAAAGGCAGTATTAGGATTCGGTGGATTCCCTAAATATGGAAAACCCGAAAAGAAAAAATTAAGAATATATTAAATAGGAGAAAGATATGGCACATCCAAGAGATGTAAGAATAGCAGAGTTAAAGGCTCAAATAGAATCTGCTAAAGCTGAGATAAAACAACTAGAAGCTGATGTCCAAGTAGAAAAAGCAGAAGAAGAAACAGGCAATGCTATGAATTTTGCAAAGGCTGCTTCTGATAGTAGAGGGCTTACTGGTAATAGAGATGCTGATGGCAACCTTATAGCAGAGAAGGGTAAGGCAATGGAACTCAAGCCAGACTTGGGTGAAGATAATGTTTCTAGTGCTACAAGAAAAAGAACTGCGGAAGAAGAAGAAATCTATAAAGCCCTTATGGAGGGTAATGAATTGACAGATGAGCAGTACGAAATTACTAATCAAATGTCAATAGAAGATTTTGAAGAAACTGGTATTCCTATAGTTGAAAAGAAAATATTTGCTATTGATGAAGATGTTGACTCTAAAGACTTTATGAAAGGTAAGCCACCTGAAGAAACTTCTGAAGGTGAACCTAGATATATGGGTGCTGACCAAGAAGAAGGTAGAGCATACGCTGAAAATGTAGAGCCTAGTGAAAAAACTAATGGTTTTAAAGCTGATGATGGTGGTAACATGAGTGTTGATGAGAAGGATGACTTCTGGAAAACACAAGAGGGTTATGATAAAGCTATGGAAATGTATGGTCAGAAGCCATCATGGGTTAAAGAACCTACAATGGTCTGGAATCCAGAAGAGCAGAAGTATGAAAAGATTAAGGATGAGGATAAAGACGAGTTTGAAGATTTGTCTACTCCTTCTATGTCTGCTGATATCAAGAAACTCTTTGGCTAGTATGGATATAGAGGATATTAGAGCCTCATTACTGAGGGCAGGATTTGAGGAAGATGAAATACCTGCCTTACTAGGTAATATAGATGTAGAAACTGGTGGTACATTTGACTATCAACAGGTAGAAAACACATCTAAAGAGCAGAAAGGATATGGTTTATTCCAGTTTACTGGTGGACACCTTTCATCTTATCTAAAATACCTAGAAGATACTGACCAAGAAGATAGTGCTGATGCACAGATTAAGTTTGTGTATGCTAATATCTATGATAAAAATCCACCTCATGAAATAGGTGCAGGAAACCAGAAGAAAATCCAGAAAGCATTTGATGATGGCAGTTCTGCTGACAAATCAGATGTTTTTGGTAGATGGTATGAAAGGTTTGAAGGCTCAGAGGAGGATGAAACATGGTTGCCAGACTGGATGAGAGGAAATATGTTTGATAGTTTCTTAGGAAAGTTTGATAGACAACATCCTTCTTACAATGAGAGATATAAGAGGTCTAAGAAGTACGATTAGATACCTGTTTGTCGGCACAAGTACAGGTAAACTTGCCAAAAAAGGATGTTATCTCACCCTTCGCCTTTGTTAATTGTACATACCCATATTAACAGATGGTTATTAACTTTCTACTATCATCATCTTTATGAATTAGGGGGAATGATAGTAGCTTTGATGTACTCAAAGAAGGATTAACCCCCTAGAAATCATGTTACTGGTAGTCTAAGTTTATCTCTATCCAAGTTTGCTACGGATAATTCTCCGTTTAAAGCAAATATCTTTAGCAAAGATGAACGACTTATTCCATATCGTTCAGCTTTCGCATCAATAAATTTTAAATCTCTTTTATTAATCTTAATATTAATCTGTTCTGTTGCTTCGTTCATTGTTATTCTCAAGTAAATAAAGCATATTATACAACAGTAAAGAGAATCTATTTAATCTAATAGTGTACATTTTGAGATATCTTCATCATTTCCATCCTTGTTTCAAACTCACTACACCCTGTTGCCATAGCTACAATTAAAAAAATCCACACACAAAATCCAATATAATATAACTTCATAATTTACACACCCCATCTTCACAATCATCATCTGATTTAGTTTCTATATATTCCACATCATTTCTTCTTTGTTGTTTTTTAAACTTCTGACCAAGATTACCTACTGTAAATTGATGTAACAGATTTTCATAACTTCGTATCTCGCATCTCTTAAAGTATCTCTGATAAGCCTCTTCAAATTTTAGACTTAATGATGATGCTCTTTTTGCATAATCTGTTGCCAACGCTTCACATAGTTCTAACCTCGTCATTGTTTTCTATCTCCTTTTGTTTGTAAAGTATGTAGCCTTCATCACCATATATCTTTCTAGCAAATATTTCTACTACTTGTTTGTCATCTATATAAAACACACCATTCAAAGAATCTAATATTGCTTTGATATAGTTATCAATATCTGAATTGTTACTACAGTATGTGTTATTTAACCCTTGTCTTTTCTTTTTAGAAAATGATTTTGGCATCATAATTCTAAACTCTAACTCAACACTAACTAGCTTTTCAGAGGGAGTTGTTTCCAACTCACTTGTTAGTGCTTCCATATCTTTTTTAAACTTAGTGTACTTCTTTGGATAATAAGTTGACCATCTTGAAACTCTTGGTCGACTAGCAGGTACAGGATTTATATTAAATCTCTGAGAATATTTCATATCTTAAAGACTCTACCTTTTCTATTAATAAAGAGAGTATAAATCTCATCTCCATATCTCTTGGTTCGTCTTGTTCTCGTGCCAATTCTAAGGCATCTTGGATGTTTGTTCTTATTTCATCTAGTGCCTGTTCATGTTGTATACTCATTGTAAACTGCTATCTTATAGTCTTGGTTATGTGGTAGCTTGATGCCCCACTCACCCGAAAACATTTCAATCTCGCAAATGTAATCTATGAATTCCTCAATGTCTAGCCCTGTAGTTGAGGGTATTTGAGAAATTTGTTTCCCCTTCTTAGTAGTGAATTCAATCTTAGGAAGGAATTTATCAGCTAGAATAAGGTGCATCTCCTCTTTAGAGTAACCTATTTCCTTTGCTAATATGCTAACCCAATGAAAGTAAAGTCTGTTTTGGGCATCTGAGCGAGTAGACTTCTTGATAGTTACTACTGCTTCTTCTGTTAGGGGATTCTCTTTGAAATAATCCTGTACTAAACTTTTAAATATTGCTTCTTTGGGTTTATGTTTTTGAATAACTCTACTAATCATTGTACCCTATTTTCTTTTGTTGTTTCTTTTTATTTAAAACTTTTTTTGGCATCCATATTCTATCATTTCTAACAGAATGTAACAGTTTATTTTTTATAGGATGTGGTTTTTTATTGCTCATTTAATATCTTTATCAATCATACTATCAATTTGTAATTGTATGTACTGTATTGCCTTTCTTAAATCTTGTACCTGTCCTTCACCTTCATGTTTAAAACGAAACCTCGCAAGATATTTAATGGCGTTCCCGATACAGAAGTTCATATCTTGAGAAATGATAAAGTCAATAGGCTCTATCTCACCCTTAGTATAATGCGAGGGATTCGTTATGGTGTTGTGAATCTTACTAGACTTCACCACCACCTATCCACCCAAAGAATAAGGCTACGACACAAACTGCAAGGAACACAGTAAGTGATTTATTTTTCAACACTTGGTCAACTATGTCTTTCATTCGCTTAACTCCTTTGTAATATCTTTGTCAAGTAATCTCCAAATGATGATTGCTGTTATGATACCAGCTAATCCAGCATTGCCTAAAGTCCAAACAATATCCAGTACAGAACCAATTACATTTCCAGTTAGAAATGCAACCTTACTACCAAATATAATTTGTAATACAATTGACAAGCTGATTAATTTAATGCCTATATCTATCGAGGCATCAGCACCTTTCATTATCTTATCTAACATCTTTTTCTCCTTATTAAAAAAGAACCCCTATTTTAACTTAATTAGACTATCTCTTAAAAGTATTTTTTGGGTTTTAAATACTGCTCTTGCTACCTGTAATTCAAGCCACTCTCTCTCTAATGGTGGTTCTAACTGTCGTCTACCATCTATGATATCATGACAATTACAACAGGCATACATACCAAACAAGTCTGATACCTTAGTTCCCATGCCACCACCATTCATATGAGCATAAACTACTGTTTCATTTTCGGGCATACAGCCCTCTAATCTTACTTGGCAAGGCATACCCCTTGCTGATTCTGTGATTCTACTCATATTTATTCTCCATAGTTGGTATTGGACTTTCTCCAACAAGTGCATCTTTTATCTTTCATCTTTAAACCACCAGCACCAAAATTGCTAGGGTGTTCAAGCATTGACCTACCAATAAGAAAATTTTCTAATGTATCTTTATAATCTTTATGTGTATAGTCAAAATCATTATGCAAATCTAAATACTTTGTTATTAAATTATACAATTGCACTACTTCTATGTGAGTTTTTAACCATTTTTTTTCATAATTATCTACCATATATATCTAACTCCATGTCTGAAAACTTAGAATATTCACCTTGAAACTTACACTTAACCCAACCAATCTGCCCCATTCTATTCTTGGCAACAATGATTTCGGCTAATCCTTTATCTTCTGACTCCTCTTTCTTATAGTATTCATCACGATATACCATAATAATACAGTCAGCATCTTGCTCAATCTCACCAGACGAGCGTAAATCACTCATAAGAGGGCGTTTGTTTTCCCTCTGTTCTACCCCACGACTCAATTGAGAAAGTAGAATTATGGGTATGTCTAGTTCCTTAGAGAGATATTTAAGTTCTCTAGTAATATATCCTAGTTCACTTATCTCTTTGTTCTTGTCGTACTTCATAATCTGTAAGTAGTCAATCACAATAAAGTCCAGTCCAGTTTGACCATTCATTTGTCTAGCCTTAGATACTATATCTCTAACTGCTACACCACCCTTGTCTAATATTGTCATGTGTTGCTTGTGTTTATTCGATAACCCTGTGTAAAATCTATCGTTCTCTGACTCTGATAGTTCGTTCCTGTCTACTTTGTTTAGGTTAATCTCTGTATCACAAGCCACCATCTTCATCATTAGTTGTACTTGTTGCATCTCTAATGAATAGAACAGAACATTCTTAGTCTTAGATACATGGTCTGCTATGTTAAGTGCTAGTGTACTCTTACCCATACTAGGTCTACCTGCAATAACTGTCAATGTACCCCCTCTCATTCCCCCCAAAAGGCTATCAATAGAATCGAAACCAGTAGGTAATCCAGTTCCATTTTCGTGCATCTCATGTATGTAATCAACAGTCTTACTAATTACATTTTCCATTGAGCCTTCCTCATCATCTTTAAGTTGAGCCTCTAATCTATTAATATTATCTACTGTGTCTTGATAATTATCAAAGCTGATATCTTTCTTTAGCTTTTCAATATCATTATTGATTCTAGTATTACGGATATGAGTTGCATAGGTAACAATGTTAGCAACACTAACACATTCTTCCATTAGGTTACATAGAAATGGAAAGCTAGTCCACTCCCCACTATGTTCATCTTCTCTTTCTATCCAGTTCCTTAGTGTTAAGGCATCAATATGTTCTGCCTCATCATGCATACAAGACAGATACTTAAACAGTTGCCCTAGATTTTTATCACTAAAGTCATTGACATTAATTCCTGTTGAGTTTACTTGTGTTAGTTTATTGCAGTCTAATAAGATACCACCTATCACTTGGCGTTCTGCATCTAATGAGTTCTTCATAATTTCCACCCCACACCTAGTTGTTTACCATGTTCACAAGTAATATATTCTGCATCATCTCTGAATGGTTCATCATAATCTTGGATTTTCATAAATCTATACCACTCTATATCCCATTCGTCTATATTAATTTCTTTACCATCTACATAATATCTTCCTTTCTTCATGATTTTCTCCAGTTATATTCTTCTCCGTATGGGCTAGTATCGGGCTTAACATCCTCTATCATTTCCCATCTGCGTTGGTTAATAAATGTTTGTAAGAGTGGTATGAATTTGTATTCACAACCCCATTGAATTTGCATAGACTCTAGCTTTGGTAATACCTGTCGCCAGTCTTTATGTCTAATGAAGTTATCTAATTCAGTATCAAGTCCACGCTTCTTACCTCTATAGTTAACCCTAAAGGTTTCAAACATTTCTTTTTCTTTTTCTGTTGGTGCTTTTTTTGTAGACTTAGTATCAAACTGATGTCCACAACAAGGGCAAGTAATTTTATTCATATGTTTTTTAAAGCTAGGTTCATCATTTCCCTACTTATATCCTTATCTGTTTTAGTTAATATTGTTCTTGGTTTGGTAACTATTGGTTTCGCAAAAACCTTATCGGGATTTGTATGTTTTTGTAGTCTACTTCTCACTAGGTGTAGGCTTATGTCTTTGCGTTTCCATCTCTTGTTAAGATAACTTTGAAGTTTGAGGATAGTCCACTCACTTCCATCATCAAGAATGTACACTCGTTGTGGGCTACCTCTACCACAACGAGCAAGGAATTTCCTTTCCATTAGAAAGGTAAGTTCTCATCATCATCCTCTGTCTGTGCCTGTCCACTCACTTCGAATGTTTGATTGTCTTTAACTCTAAAGCTAAAGGTAAGGTTAGGTGCTTTAGGATTTGAATCTTTATCCTTTGCCCATGCTGATACCCAATATTCAGTACCCTCTACATTAGCTGTTCCAGTATAGTGAGGGTGCTTATCTGTTTCCCTACTCTTGGCAGTCCAAATGCTACCTCTGTTTGTGTTGTCGTACTCTGCCATATTTTCCTCCTATGACTGTTTGATTAAATATCTATTATACACTACCTTTGTGTATATATTTGTGTATATAAAATTTTCAAATGCTTTAGGAAAGGGGATTGAGTGCCAGTTCAAATCCCATTTCCTCCATTGAATTGACTTCTTTCTATACACTATCATTAACAGTAATTTGAATAGATGCACCATTCATACATACATTATTTGTTATTGAAAGATTGTCTACTGTTGCAGTTCCCTCATTAAAGACACATATTCTATCTCTATTGATTTCAATTAAGTGTGCTAAATCTTCTAGTGCTAGATTGTTTGCAAGTCCTATAAGGTGTTCACATGGTTGTTCACTCATCACGCACCCCCTCTCTGAAATTACTCCAGTCTTTTGATTCTTGAAAATAATATTCACCGACTGTACAAGTTTCACCATATTGGTTTTGTACTTTCTTATCGTATGTATCAATGCCATAACCTTTCTTTCTTAGTTCATGTATGACTGCTGATAGTCGATAGACTCCACATTTATTCCATGACTCTAATGGATTGATGTGATAGTTATTATGTTTAACAAAGTCTATTACTCTTTGTTGTTGTTTGCTTAGTTTGATATTCATATCATTCTCCAAATAGTTGTATGTGTTTGTCTTGCACTTGGGTGTGTCCGTTGTCCGTTGCCCACTCCCAAATCTGTGTTGCCTTTTCTATGTCTTTGGTTTTGTGTGCCTCAACTAAACCATCCATAGCCTTGTTGATTTGTATGTTTCTTTTCTGTGTAGCAGTTGGATGTTTACTTGCTGACTGTCCATCATCATCCTCTTGCTCAAGATTAAACATAGTTACAAGTGAGTAGCGACGAGCGTATGTTACAGCCGAACCTAGCTTTTGCATATCTGCACTAGGTAATAGCAATCTTAATTCGCCCTCAAAAAACTCACTTGGATTATCTGCTAAAGATATCTTAGTATACAAAACATCATTGCCATCTATAATTCTTGGTGCTTGAAAAACTACAAGCCCTAATGTTTCACAAACAGGATTGATTGTTTCTAATACTATATTGATATCAGCATAGTTAGATTTGAAGAACGGATTTTTACTGTTCTTCTTTACTGTGTCCATCATGCCATGTGCCTGTTGCATAACTGACTGGATATTTCTTGTTGCTTTACTTGTCATAATTGACTCCTTCTCATGGTTAAAATTACTTAGAGATACTGGGTGGACTTGAACCACCGACCTAGTACTTCTGTGTGTATACCCACTTCATACCATACTCCTTATCTAGTAACAGGAAAGTTTGCATGAGAAATATCTTTCTCCTTTCCCCACTAGCTGAGTTACAGTATCTCTAAATAATCTAATAATCATTATACACTTTTTTCAATGACTTGGGAATATTTTTTTCTTTTCTATAATATTCCTTTGCCATTGCATGAATCATTTTAACTGCGTACTTCATTCCTTTCGGTGTGTCGTACCTTGTTAAGTGTTTCCAGTTCTTGGACTCTGTGTTTAATATCTTCTTTACTCTTATAGGATATTCATACACAACAACCTTTGTCCATTTCCTACCTTCTGCTACAACCAAACCAACAAACCAACCTTGAGTTCTAGCATCTCTTAATTGAATTACTTTATACATATCTTCATTCCCTTCTTAGTTAAACTTGTGCCAGTATATCATAGTTCTATACATCTGTCAACTAAAGTTCATTAAAAAATTCTTTCCAACATTTAGAAGAACACCAATGTATATCATGGCGTGTCGGTTCTTTACCTTTCAAGTAGCCAGTTTCATCACCACAATTAAGGCAAGTTGTTTTAGTTGGAGTGGGTAACTCAGTCCATGCAGTTACCCCTGCTCTCCTTTCTCTTTCTTCTTCGAACCATGCATCTGCTTGAAATTCATTCATCATCTAACCCCACTTGTTTAGATATTATCTTTAACATTTCATTAATAGTTTTTATAAGAATTAAATGTGTTCTTACTTCACTTTTTAAATCTTTAATATCCTGTTGTAGTTCGTCTATTTTATTTCCCTGTCTAATCATGTCATCAGTACTCATAACTTACTCCCATATTCTGCTTGAGTTTTTTCTAATATTCTTTGTCTTTTATTATTCATTATATAACTCCTCTTTATATCTATTATCTCTTTCTGTTTTTGTTTTAAACCATTCTAAACTTTCGGGGAAAGGGTTAAATTCTATGTCTTTATAAATATAAATGCCATAGATATATCCATTGTTATCTTTATCAGTATCATAAAAATTATGTAAATCTTCCTCATACCAATTAACTTTTTCTATTAACTTATCAGTTTGCATTATGTAACTCCTTATATAGTTATATTTTTTTTGTTACTAAGACCATGTTACCATAGTATATAGTTCTTGTGTACTTATTTACTAAAAAAAGTTCAATCAATTTTAAGCTATCAAACTTTCGATTCTAGCGTACTTTATTTTTAGCAATACAAAGCTATCAGTTAAGGTGAGTTCGTTGAATTGATACTCTCAGTAAAAAAAGTTTCTTCTTAGGAAACATAAATTAATTTAAAAAAAAGTATACATTTCTTATTTACTTATGTTATAATATAATCTGATTAACTACAAAAGGAAACACAAATGGAAAATAAAATTTATGAAAAAATAACACAAGATTTTTTTGATACAGTTTCAGAGCATGGAACAGATTGGAAAAAGCAATGGGTTGGGGATTCTGAAATGCCTATTAATATGGTGAGTAAGAAAAATTATAGTGGTATTAATTTTCTCATACTCTCATTTCAAAAAATGACAAGCCCATTTTGGGGTACGCTAAAACAATTCAAAGATGCAGACCTTAGAATTAAAAGTGATGAGTTCACCAACTGGACAGAGATTGTTTTTTATAAAATGATTGAGTCAAAAAATAAAACAGATGAAGAGGGAAACCCATTAAGATTTCCATTACTTAAAACATATAGAGTATGGAACATGAGTCAAACTGTTGGTTATGTTGAGCCAGTCAAAGAAGAAGTTAAAACTTTTTCTCATAATGATGCAGAAAATTGGGTATCAAAAACTGGTGCAAAGATTTTTCATACTGGTGCAGTCGCTTGTTACAGACCAACACAAGATGAAATTCTTATGCCACCAAAAGAAAGTTTTGTTAACACTCAAGATTCAACAGCAAGTCAAGGCTACTATGGTACTTTGTTTCATGAGTTAACTCATTGGACTGGACACGAAACAAGATGCAATAGAAAACTAAGAAGTGGATTTGGCTCAGAGGATTATGCCTTTGAGGAATTGATTGCTGAGTTGGGTGCTTGTTTTCAGTCGGTCAAGTTTGGGATTGAACAACAAGAGGTGAACGCAGACCACAAAAAATATATTGCTAGTTGGTTAAAGACTTTAAAGAACGACAAGAAATTTATTTTTAAAGCGTCAGCACAGGCGAACAAGTCAGTTAATTTTCTTGAGTCATTGCAAGAGAGCGAGAAGAAAGTAGCTTGATTGTTGAGAAGATACCCTACTATTTTAGTGGGGTATTTTTTTAAAAAAAATTTTGATAAGGTTTCGCTTCGCTCAGTTATGCAACATTGCTACGCAATGGAAAGGCAAGAGCAAGAGCAATCAACAAGGAAAGGCTTTGCCTTAAATTGTTTGTGCGATTTTATGATTGAATTTGATTCAAGTTAAGTTGAATTTTTTTATTAATATTTTCTTTACAAGTGGTGTAGATATGTTATAATATAATCTGTTTAACTAAGAAAGGAAATACAAATGTCATACAATACAAATACTAAAATACCAATGGCTCAATCTTGCTCTTTAAGTGATGCCTTGATTGAGTCCAATGAATTATGGGCAGAAAAAACTGGGTTAGATTTCACAGATTATAATTTACCTAATAGATATATGCATCCAGTACATGAGAAATTAACATATGCAATTGCGTTGGGTGATAGAGATTATGTGGTAAAATTTAATGATTCTAATCTTGCAGACTTAGAAAACGCAATCGGCAAAAGGGGGTTAGCAGTATGAACTTTATTGAACACATGAAAAAAAGTCCAAAGCAATTAAAGGCAGAACTTGAGAAATCAAGAAACGACATCCCAAAAAATTGGGAGTCAATGCAAGACAAAGACCAAGAAGAACTCAGACGAGATGAACTCAAACGAGATGAGCCAATCGAGGAAGAGAGCGAAGAAAGGGAATATTGTTTTAGTCGTAGCGACACGCTATAAAAAATTAAATCAAGTACCCGACAAAAACAGTCGGGTATTTTTTTAGAAAATTTCCCCTCAAAAACAATGTGCTTTTTCATTGGTTGATAACGCTCTTGCTTTTGCTCTTGCAAAACCGAGCGTCTTAGCGAGTCCGTACTTAGCCCGAGCAAAGCGAGGGCGAAAATTTTTTTTTAATTTTTTTCTAAATGAGAATGATTATCATTTGAAATTTTTGTATAAGGTTTCGCTTCGCTCAGTAATGGAAACAAAGCTACGCTTTGAAAAAGCAAGAGCCATCTTGCAAGAAAAAGCAAGGTAAAAAAATCGAGGACAAAAAAAACCCCCCGAAAATATCGAGGGGAAAAAGTTTATTTTTTTTCGGAGTTTTAATCCTTATTAAAATATCCACCCTTTGACCATGAAATCATATCACGCTTTAAGCCGTAACCAAAATCACTAAAATGAATATTCTTTTTTTCAATACCACAGAAACCAATCTTGTCAAGTTCTTCAAGAGTTGTTTCTTCGTAATGCGTTCCGTACCCATATCTTTTAAAAGATAAAATTAATCTTTGACTGCCATGAATTAGTGAAACTCTGACAGCGTGATATGTGTTTCCATTTATATCTTGAAACTTTTTAATAGTTGCAGTAAAATTTTTATCATCCCAGTAAGCATTCCACAACAAATTGTTTCGAGTGTTTCGCTTGTTTTCTTTTTTTATTTCTGCTAAATTTTCCATAATTTTTTACTCCGTTTTTAGTGGGGGATTTCTCCCCCTGTTAAAATTAATTTTCTTCTGTTACTTTTTCTACAACTTTTTCAAATGTGCCTTTTTGATTTTCAACATATCCTCTCAAGGCATCAATGATTAATGCTACATTGTTTAAAATGTGTGAGTAATGCCCATCAAAGTTTATAGTTATTTCTTTAAAAGAAGTTTCGACCTCAATAGAATTATATGCATCACCCATTTTACAAATAGTTTTGATAACGTGTCTATGGTCATAAATCTCCATTGGGTTTTTTTTATTTTCTTTGATGTTCCAGTTAAATTTTAATTGATTGTTCATTTTTGTTACTCCATATTGTGAGGTTTTTTTATATGCTTTTCCTCTTTTGCATACATACATTATAGTCCTTCTACACCTAATAATCTTCTGTAATTACAACTAAATTCAGAAGAAACTTATAGTCAAATATATTAACGCGTTTCCCATTTATAGGATAAAATCAACGCATAGCAAAAGAGCATTTTTTATATTTCTTTATTATTCTTTTTCTTTTTCATTGGTAGATAATCTTTTTCTCTGAGGGGTGGATATTATAAATCCCTCATATATTTATTTGGCTCTCAAAATTTGCGACACTATGCTCCGTTGTCGCTAAGTGTCGCAAGAGCGTAAAGGATTCGCCTAAGAGTCGGCTCAGTTCGGGCTAGAATAAGCCTAGAATAACTGAACTGTTTTGGGGTTCTGTTATTTCCAGCCTTATTTCCAGCCCTCACAAAGTCAAAGGCTAAGTAACAAAGCTTTGCTTTGTTTATTTTTTATACAATGCCTAAAGGCATTGACCTTGCAAAGCCCGTGTCGTGAGGCTTTGCCGCTCTGTGGTTACAATGATGCTATCTCCACTTGAACGCCTTTGCATTGCGTAGCTTTGCAACTCCCCCTCTGGGGGAGGCTCATGCTTCGCATGAGAAAATATATAAACCCTCCAATACACAAAAAACAGAATTTGAACTTATCTAAAAGAAAATGAGAATCATTCTCATTAATGTGTTATAATACCCCCCAAGACAACTCTAATCTGAGCCTTATGGCAGAAACTAAGAAAAAGCGAGGAAACCCAAACTTTAAAAAAGGTATGAAGCCCCTTGAGGGAGCAGGTAGACCTAAAGGTTCTGTTAATAAGTATACTGTTTTGGCAAGAGAGTTAATGAGCAATAAGTCGCCAGAGATAGTAGAGAAAGTAATTTCAAAAGCTATGGAAGGGGATGTACATTGTTTAAAGATGTGCTTAGATAGGATTCTTCCTGTACATAAAGCTGTAGACTCTACACGCACAAAGGCAGATGCTCAAGTCATAATTAATGTTTCCTCTCTGGATAATATCCAACAACAGTTAGATGTTACTCCAGAGGGTGAACTTATTGAACCAGAAGAAAAGGAAGATGATGAAGTCATTGTAAATATAGATAATGGCTGAATTAAACATTGACTTACATCCAGCACAGTTAGAGATATTCAAGTCTAACAAAAGATTTAAGATAGTTGCTGCTGGAAGAAGGTTTGGAAAGTCCTACCTATCTGCTTGGTTATTATTAATAAACGCTATAAAATCAGAATCCAAAGATGTATTCTATATAGCACCAACCTTTCAACAAGCTAAAGACATTATGTGGGCTATGCTGAAAGAGTTAGGAAAAGATTTAATAATACAAGCATACGAGAACACGGCTGTTCTTACTTTGATAAATGGTAGGAAAATATATTTAAAAGGTTCAGATAGACCAGAAACCTTGCGTGGCGTGGGATTATCCTATGTCGTGTTAGATGAATACGCTTCTATGAAGCCTATTGTTTGGGAACAGATTATTAGACCCACACTTGCAGATGTAAAGGGTAGAGCACTCTTTATTGGTACACCTGCAGGAAAAAATCACTTCTTTGACTTATATCAAGAGGCACAAGAAGATGAGGATTGGGATGCGTTTCAATTTACATCTATTGATAATCCTTTTCTACCAAAAGAAGAAATAAGTGCTGCTAGTAAATCAATGTCGTCTATGTCTTTTAGACAAGAGTTTGAAGCATCATTTGAAACCTTTAGTGGTGGCATATTTAAAGAGTCGTGGTTTAAAGAGGATGAAGAACCAGATGAAGGAAGTTATTGTATTGCTGTAGACCCAGCAGGTTATGAGGATAGTGAGAAGGAACGAAACTTAAAGCGTTCCCGATTAGACGAAACCTCAATTGCTATTGTAAAAATAGACAGAGATAAGTGGTGGGTTAAAGACATCTTACATGGTAGATGGAATATTAAAGAAACAGCAAAGAGAATTTTAAACTCAGCCATAAGTGTTGAGTCTAATTCTGTTGGAATTGAAACAGGAGCATTGCGTAACGCCATCTTACCCTACTTGGAAGATGAAATGAGAACCGAAAACAAGTGGTTATCGTTAATAGAGTTACGACATGGTGGTAAAAAGAAGATAGATAGAATTACATGGTCGCTTCAAGGCAGAATGGAGCATGGACAGATAACATTCAATCCAGATAAAGACTGGAAACACTTTAAAAGTCAAATGTTAGACTTTCCAAACAAAATGGCACATGACGATTTACTTGATTCGTTAGCCTATATAGACCAAGTGAGCGTTTCAGACTTCGCCCACTCAATAGAATTAGAAGAAGAATGGAGTCCAGTAGATGATATTGCAGGATATTGAAGATTTAGATAAAGAAGATTATGAGGATGTTTTAGAATTTAGTGCCGACCAGTCTACATTACCAATGAGATATGTAGCAGCACTATCTATTATTGCAAATTTAGCAAATGATATAGACTCAACTCTAGTGAAAGATGATTCAAGAGTAGACCTATCTATTTGTAAGATGATAATGGATGGAGTTATAGAGATAGAGGATATGTCGCAAAGTTTACATTGATAATGAGAATCATTCGCATTAAATCTTCTGTTTGTGTTATAATCGCAAGAATTTCTTAGGAATAAAATTTTATGCTTGACAAGAAAGAACAACAATACCAAGCCCTAGCTAGTTGGTTGATGTATAGACTGGAGGGTTGGAGAACTCACCGAGATATTAACTATACCCCCAAATGGGATGAATATTATCGTATATGGCGTGGAATTTGGGATTCATCAGACAAAACAAGAACAGCAGAACGCTCAAGAATCATAGCACCTGCAACACAACAAGCAGTTGAATCCTCTGTTGCTGAACTAGAAGAGGCAACATTTGGCAGAGGCAAGTGGTTCGATATACAAGATGATATGCTTGACCAAGATAATAGTGATGCTGAGTATATCAGAAATTTATTACAGGAAGATTTAGAGAAAACAGGCTGTAAAGATGCAATTGCAGAGGTTTTCCTCAATGGTGCTATCTATGGAACAGGCGTTGCAAAGATTGTTGTTAATCAAACTGTAGAAAGAGCACCTGCAGAACAGCCAGTAGAGGGTTCAATGACAGGAATGAGGGGTATTACAGAATATGCCTCTATAGATGTTAATATTGAACCTATATCACCTAAAGAATTTCTTATTGACCCTGCTGCTAATTCAATTGAAGAGGCATTAGGTGTCGCCCACGAAGTCATTAAGCCTAGATACCATGTAGTACAGGGTATTCAGTCAGGAGTATACCGTGATGTACCCCTTGATGGTGATTATGATACGGTCAAATTCAGTTATGACCCAGAAACTAAACGGGCAGATGAGTCAGATTCCGTAAAGATTACAGAATATTGGGGTTTAGTACCCAAAAGATTCCTTAAAGCAAAGGCAGACAAGGATGACTTTGAATATACTAAGAAGGATGAGTTAGTTGAGGCAGTAGTAACTATATGTAATGATGAGTACATCTTACGAGTAGAGGAAAACGCCTTTATGATGGAAGATAGACCATTTATTTCCTACCAGCACGACATTATCCCAAATAAATTCTGGGGTAGGGGTGTGGTTGAGAAGGGATATAACGCCCAAAAAGCCCTAGATGCTGAGATGAGGGCAAGAATAGACTCAATGGCACTACGCAATACAATGATGATGGCTGCTGACGCAACTCGACTACCAAGAGGAACGAAATTTGAGGTCAGAGCAGGTAAAACTGTACTAACCAATGGTAATCCTAGAGAGGCTATCATGCCTTTAGACATGGGTGCAATGGATTCAAGTACATTTAACCAAGTATCCTCACTTCAGAATATGATACAGATGGGTACAGGTAGTGCTGATATGTCTATGCCACAACAAGAAACTGCTAGTGGTATGTCAATGATGCAATCTGCATCTATTAAAAGACAGAAGCGTACATTAATGAATTTCCAAAACACTTTCCTTATCCCTATGATAAATAAGTCAATGTGGAGAAAGATACAGTTTGATGTAGACAGATACCCTGTTAGTGATTATAAGTTTATACCTTATTCTACTATGGGAATCATGGCAAAAGAATTAGAAATGCAACAAATGGTGCAAATGTTACAGGCTATACCTAAAGATTCACCAGCATTTAATGTTATATTGTTGGCTATGATGCAAAACTCTAGTATACATAACAGAGATGCTATTGTATTTGGTCTACAGCAGGGGCAAGAGCCTAATCCAGAGATGGAACAGATGCAACAAATGGGTATACAGCTACAAGTACAACAAGCACAAGCTGAAATACAGAAAACTATGGCTGAAGCTGAAGAAGAGAAGGCGAAGGCTATACTACATACAGCACAAGCAGGTTCATTACAGCCAACAGAGGTAGATATGGCTAAAGAACAAGTGCAAATTGCTAAGATGAGTGCAGATGTTGAAAGGCAGTTGTCTGAAACAGCCAGAAATATACCAGAAGTAGAGCATTTAAAATCTGAAACAATATTAAACCTAGCTAAAGCTAGAGCAGAAGGAACTAAATCTGTAATCAATCAAAGAGTACAGTAGAAACATGGCAAAAACAGACGAGCAGTTCCTAATGGACAGAATGTCCATGATGGAAACAGAAGGTTGGCATGATTTAGTTGCTGATTTAAAGAATTTAGAATCTAATATTACTAATATTAATAATATTAATTCTGAGCAAGACCTTTGGGTAATCAAGGGTCAGTTGCGTATTGTAAACTTTATATTAAGTTTAGATACTGCGACTACAATAGCGTTGGAAGAACTCCAAGATGGAAATCCAACATAATATAACTTCATAACCCATAGAGGGCGGAGAACAAATGAGTATAGTAGTAGAAGAAACACCGAAAGTAGAAGCACCTTCAGAAGAAGTGCAGGTAGAAGAAGTACAGGCAACGGAAGAAGCAGTTGAAGAAGTAAATGGAAATGTAGAAGCCGAACCAGAGTACGAAACACCAGCCAAATATGAGGGAAAATCTCTACAAGAGGTAATTGAAATGCATCAGAATGTCGAACAGGCATTTGGTAAACAAGGAACTGAGGTTGGAGAACAACGGAAGTTAATCCAGAGTTTACTTGAGGCACAAAACAAGTCTGATACTGCTGAAGAGCCACAAGAAGAGGAAGTTAGCTTTGAAGATGTTTTTTATGATGACCCTAAGAAGGCTGTTAATCAAGCCATAGAAAATCATCCAGATGTTTTGAAAGCAAGAAGGCAACAAGCTGAACAAGAACAACAACAGAAGTTAGGTGTTCTTGAGAAAGCATATCCAGATTGGCAAAAGCGTGTCGCAGACAAGCAATTCCAAGAATGGATAGGTGCTAGTGAAGTGAGAAAAGATATTTTCCGTAAAGCAGACACAGAATATAGACCAGATTTCGCTATTGAACTATTTGATATGTACGATAAAATCAATATGGTTGAAAAAACCAAAGAGGTTCAAAAGTCAGAGAAGGCAAAATCTAAAAAAGCGTTACGACAAACTGTATCAGAAACTCGTTCCACACAATCGGTAGGTGGCAAGAAAATGTATAGAAGGGCTGATTTAATCAACCTTCAAATTACAGACCCAAATCGTTATGCTTCTTTGGCTGATGAAATTCAGTCAGCGTATGCAGAAGGTAGGGTTAAATAATCATTTAAAATAGGAGAAGTAAAATGGCTTTGGGTTCAAACCAAGTAACGACTACTATCGCCAACAACTTCATCCCCGAACTATGGAGTGATGAAGTAATTGGTGCGTATAAGTCAAATCTAGTGGTTGCTAACCTAGTGACTAAGCTATCTCACAAAGGAAAGAAGGGCGACACGATTCATATCCCTGTTCCAGCGAGAGGTTCAGCTAGTGCTAAAGCAGCAAACACACAAGTAACATTATCAGCAGCAACAAATAGTGTTGTTAATGTGTCAATCAATAAGCATTATGAATACTCAAAACTAATTGAGGATATTGCAGAGGTGCAAGCACTCGCAAGTATGAGAAAGTTCTATACTGACGATGCTGGTTATGCTCTTGCAAAGCAGGTCGATGATGATTTAGTTACCTTATGGGAAGGCTTAAATAGCGGAACAGTAGGTGGCTCTAATGCTTCTGCTTGGGAAACAGCGTATATCGGTTCTACTGGTACTACAGCTTACACAGGCAACTCATCTAATGCTGCTGACATTACTGATGCTGGAATCAGAGCGTTGATTCTTAAATTAGATAATGCAGATGTACCAATGGACAATCGTTCATTTATCATCCCACCAATCGTTGCTAACGATATGCTAGGTCTTAACAGATTTACTGAACAACAGTTTATCGGTTCAGGCGATGCTATTAAAACTGGCAAAATTGGTATGATTTATGGTGCTGATGTTCATATCTCATCTAACTGCCCAACTACTACAACTGCTAATACAGCAACCGATAGAGTTGGATGCCTACTACACAAGGACGCTCTAGTTCTTGCTGAACAGGTGGGGGTTCGCAGCCAGACACAATATAAGCAGGAATATCTTGGTGACTTGTTCACTTCAGATACTATTTATGGAGTTGCAGAACTTCGTAATGATGCTGGTGTTGCGTTTGTAGTTCCAGGAACTTAATAGTTAATTAAGTTGAAACCCCTTCTCACGAGGGGGTTTTTCTGAATTAATTAGGAGTTTTATGAAAGAAGTAATTGCACAAACAGAATTAGACTCTTTAATTGAAATACTTGCAAATAATCAAGACAAAAATTTTGTGCAAAGAATTTTATATAAAGACAAATATCCAGTATTAGAAGGCAAAAATGAGTTTAAAGGAAAAGTTCATACTCATTTGATGTCTGATACTGAAGTAGATGGAAAATTTATTGTCTATCCAGAAGTAATTATGCAAGATGGAAAACTAATAAAAAAAGAAAAAGATGAGGCATTTAATTATGCTATGAAAACTGGAGAATACATAGAGTTTCCTACAAATACAGCAGCCTCTTGGTTTGCTAAAAATTACAAAAAGTATTGGAATAAATAATGCCTTTTTACGACTATCAATGTAAACATGGTCATGTTTTTGAAGAATTATGCTCTATGTCTGATAGAAATGTAGACAAAGATTGTCCAGAGTGTAATGAAAAAGGTAGTGTAATAATGACTATTAATCAAAATCGACCTCATTTTGGCAATCAAGATACTCTCTGGAATATGAGAGAACGCAAACGCATAAGCGAAACAGACAAGAACGGCAACTATAGGAATAAATTTAGTGGACATATTTAAAAATACTTGCGACCATGACTCAGTTGAAAACTTAGAGCTGGAAAGGTTCAAGGCTAAAATTAGAGAAATTTGGGCAAGACTACTTGAAGAGTGTTTTGCAAAATATCCTACCGAGGGTATGGACTTAGAACATTTTAAAGAACATAATGCCCTACATTTTGCAGATGAACCACAGCCAGAAGATGAGATAGATAATCTAATGGAGATGTTAGATGAGTTATTAGACCCTAAAGAAGAACTAGATTCAGTAGGTTCAGAGGGTAAAGCACCCACCTATAGTGGTGGTGGACTTAAATCAAACAATGAAAAGGGAAAGATAGAGGCAACAGTTTATGAAGTTAATCACAAATCTACAAAAACTCCAAGCGAATCTCGTTCTGGAGGTAAAGGTGGCTCGTATATGGGTACGCCATCTGGTAGCATCAGTAAAAAGAAAGATGCAAGGGTTATTAGAAGTTTCTCACCAATGGGTGAAGTCCTTAAAGAAGAGTTAATAGCATTAAAAGATAGACAGTCTATTGGTAAACGCAGACAGTTGTTTAGATAATGGACAAGATGTTTTGGAGAAAACAAAAGACTCTAGCTATGCTTGCCAACAAAAAGCAATGGCAAAGAGATTTCGACCCTAATGAAACTGCTGCCTATGAAATAGAAATAGAACAAGGTGGTAGTTATATTATTACACAATCTTCTAACCCAGCTGCACCTAACTACATTATTACGGAGTAAAAAATGGCAACAACTAAAGTATCAGAATTATCAGCATTAACTGCAACAGATGGTGCTGAAGAATTATTAATTAATGATGGAGGAACTTCAAAGAAAGTTACCATTGATAATGTCCTTCACGATAATTCAATAAGGGCAGAGCATTATGTAGATGGAAGTATTGCCACAGCACATTTAGCTGCTGATGTAATTACTGGTGCTAAGATTGCAGATAATGCAATAGATAGCGAACATTATACTGATGGCAGTATAGACAATGCTCACATAGCCGATGATGCTATTGATAGTGAACATTATGTAGATGGAAGTATTGATACAGCACACATTGCAGATAACGCTATTACTTCAGCTAAGATTGGAGTTGATGTTATTGTTGCAGAGGATTTAGCAGCCAACTCAATTACTGTTTCAGAACTATCAGACAATGCAGTTACGACAGCAAAGATAAATGCAGATGCAGTAACAGGAGCAAAGATAGCTGATAACGCTATTGATTCAGAACACTACACAGATGGAAGTATAGACAACGCACATATTGCTGACGATGCTATAGACTCAGAGCATTATGCTGATGGCTCAATCGACACAGCACACATTGCTGACTCACAAGTAACAACAGCTAAGATAGCAGCAGATGCAATTACAGCAGCCAAAATTGGTGATGACGTTATTAATAGTGAGCATATAGCAGCAGATAGTATTGATGCAGAACATCTAAACGCAAACTCAGTTAATACGGATGCCATTATTGATGATGCTGTTCGTACTGCTCATATTCAAGATGCCCAAGTAACAACAGCTAAGATAGCAGGAGACGCTATTACAGCAGCTTTAATTGCAGATGATGTTATAAATTCTGAACATATAGTAGCCGACAGTATAGATGCTGAACACTTAAATGCTAATTCTGTAAACACAGATGCTATTATTGATGATGCAGTAAGAACCGCACACATACAAGATGCCCAAGTTACAGTTGCTAAAATGGCAGCTAACTCAATTGATTCGGCTCAATATGTAGATGGGAGTATAGACACAGCCCACTTTGCAGCAGGTTCGGTAGATGCAGCAGCTATGGGTGCGAACTCAGTTGACTCTTCAGAATTAGTTGATGGAAGCGTAGACACTTCCCATTTAAGTGCTGATTGTGTAACCGCAGCTAAAATTGGTGATAATGTTATTAACTCTGAACACTACGCAGCAGCTAGTATTGATAATGAACACTTAGCAGACGATGCTGTGGATTCAGACGAGATTGCAGCAGGTGCAATTGATTTAGCACATATGAGTGCTAACTCAGTTGATAGCGACCAGTATGTAGATGGTTCAATTGATAGAGTACATTTAGCAGCAGATATTATAGATGGCACAAAGATAGCAGATGATGCTATTAATAGTGAGCATTACGCTGCTGATTCAATAGATGCTGAACACTATGCTGCTGGTTCTGTAGATGCTACTGCACTTGCTTCAAATGCTGTTACTAATGTAAAAGTAGCTGATGATGCTATCGGTGTTGCTGAACTATCAGCCACAGGAACAGCCTCAAGTTCTACTTACCTTAGAGGTGATAATTCTTGGGCTGCTGTATCAGGAGGTGCAGATACATCTTTAAGCAACTTAGCAGCAGCAGGTGAACAAAAAACTACTTCATACTGGTGTTTCTGGAATCAAAGTGGAACAACAGCAATTAAAGATTCATTTGGTGTTAGTTCGGTTACTGATGAAGGTACAGGTCAAACACAAATTAATTATGCAGCAACTATAGGAAATGCAAATCACGTTGTTGCTGTAGGTGGTGACAATGCACAAACAAGACATAGAGGTGGACAAAATACCACTTCAAAAACAAGAGTAGATAGTTTAAACGCTGAAACAAGTTATAGTGATGCAGACTATGTTTCAATGGTTGTATTCGGAGACTAATAATGAGCAAAGCAATAATTTATCCTAGCACTAAAGTAGATGATGAAGGTAATACTTTAAATATAGTGGCAGTAATGATTCCTGCACCAAAATATTTAGAAACCTTGTCTGGCACAGAAGATGAAAAATATATATATGTAGCTAATAAGGATTTACCTGTAGGTACTAAATATGAAATTACAGAAGCTGATTTATCAGATAGAAGTTTTAGAGAGGCTTGGGAATATACAGCAGGAGCAGGTGAAAGAACAAGCGAGGAGAATCCATAATGCCAATAACAGTAAATATTACTAAAGCAAAAGTTATCACTAAAGATAGATTAAGAGTTGATAGAAAACCATTGCTCGAAGCACAAGATATTTTATTTATGAAAGCACAAGAAACTGGTTCATCAACTACAACTATTGTTACAGAAAAAAATAGACTTAGGGATATTACTAACCAAGTAGATAGTATGACTACAACTGACGAATTAAAGGCTGCTTCAGTTACAGAATAATGAAAAAATTATTTGTTGTATTTTTATTAATAAGTTCTGTATTTGCAGCAGACCCTATTGTTACAAACAGCACAAGCAATAGCACAGTAACTACAAGTACAGATAGTAAGAGTACAGTAAGGACAAACCCACCTAGTGCAATTAGTCCTAGCATAAACGCAAGTAACTCAGACTTATGTACTGTTGGTGTAAGTGGAGCAGTTCAAACACAAATATTAGGAATATCAACAGGACAGGCATATAGAGATGCAAATTGTGAAAGATTAAAAATAGCTAAAGTTTTGTATGATATGGGTATGAAGGTAGCAGCAGTAAGTGTAATGTGTCAAGACTGGAGAACCTATGATGCAATGGCAAAGGCAGGAACACCATGCCCTATAGATGGAAAGATTGGCGAAGAAGCCAAAGAACTATGGAAGGACAACAAGCGTGATATTCCGAAAAAGGAAAATTTTAAAACAATGGATAGAGGCGAATTTCTTAATACTTTGGTTAATGGTATTTTTGGGGTTATCCTTCTTGCCCTCCTCGCCCACTAAGGCAGATGCACCCATCATTGAACATACAATCTCTGATGATGGCTGGGTTGAAGTACCATTAGATTTTACATTTCCCTTTTATGGAAATAGTTATGTTACTAGCTTTATGTTCTCTAATGGTGTTGTGGGTTTCCTTGACCCTCTTAATGTCGCTGGTAGTGGTTATATATATGATGGTCTGTGTTGTAATGGACAAAATTTTGAAGGTGGTGCAACAGGCGTAAGGTTTAATTATACTATTATGCCCTTCCATACTGACTTAATAGATACAGGTATTGGTAAGTTTTATACACAGGGCGATTCTACATATCAAAAATATATGTGGGAAAACCTAGCAGAGTATTACAACGCCAGTACAAGTAATACATTTGACTTAACAATTTTTCCTTTAGGTAATATAGAGATAAATTATGAACAAGTACAGATAAACAACCATGCTGTAACAGTAGCAGTAGTAGGAGATTTAAGTGCAGGTGAGTATGAACAATGGTTCTATAATCACCAGACCCAAGATGGAGCACTCTTTTGGAATAGTTCAGAAGATGACCCAGTAGTAATAGGAAGTGGTGAGAGCATATGTAGTGTTGTACCAGACAGTCATTTAAGCTGTCTTTATTATCCAGAAACTTATGCAGATGCTTATTATGAACAACAATGCAATCTTAATCCTCTCTATAATTCTGGTTGTGTGGGTTATAGTGATGCTTATTTTAACCAACAATGTACCTTAGATAGTTTATATAGTAATGCTTGTCCAGACTTTGAAACAGCTTTCCTAGACCAGCAATGTGAATTTAATCCTACATATAGTATGTATTGTGATGGTTATGAAGAGGCAATACAAGAAGAAGAGATACAATTAGAGGAAGAAGAATTAGAAGAGATATATGTTTTACCTCCTCCAGAAACATATATTGAAATAGAAATACCATTAACAGATTTTCAAGCAATGGTAGAGATATTTGAGGCAGAATTTGAAGAGATAGACTTTCAGGAAGTAACTCAGGAAGATATTATTGCTGAGATTGAGGCAGAAATTGAAGAGTTTTTTGAGCCAATACCTGATGAAGAGCCTGAACCTATTGAAGAATTGGAAGCAATAGAGGAGGAAGTAGATGAGCCAGAGCCAGAAGAAGATACCTCACAGGAAGAACAAGCAGAGGAGGAGTCAGAACAAGAGGAAGTAATTGAAGATGAGTCCACAGAAGATGAACCTGCTGAAGAAGTTGCTGAAGAGCCAGAAGAAACGGAGCAAGAAGATAGACCAAGCGATACTGGAGATTCTGAACAAGAGAGAAAAACAGCCAAAAGAGATAAAATGAAAGAGATTATTACGAATAAACTCAATAATTTGGCAAAAGAAATGGGAGTTGCAGTTAGTTTAGAGGCTCAAAAAGACTTACAAAACTATATATTAGCCTTACTTAACTATAATGCAGGGTTTAATTCATACAATAAGGCTCTACAAGATAGTCTTTTTTATAGAGATAGAGATATTTACGAGAATAAAACCATTCCAGAGAATCAAAATGGATTAAGGAATGGACTGGCTAACGAGATATTACATAATAAATTGGTGGACTTGCAATGGCAGAGGTAGAATATGGTGGAATTAAGGTAGGTGGAAGTAAGTTACTCTTAATAATTCCATTACTAGGTACAATAATTGGTGGACTCTGGGGAGGTTTCGAGGTATATCAAAGGTACTTGTCTATGGAAGAGCGTATATCTGCTTATACAGCACCAGATTTAACTGGTATAGAACAGAACATAGCAGTCATAGAAGAAACATTAGTAAGTGTAAGTGAGTCAGTAGAACAAGCTAAAGACTATACGAG